AACTATTTGAAGAAGAAAAATATTGTTGTACCACAGAAGGAACGTAATCAGAAAGATGAGAAGTATGCAGGTGCATATGTCAAAGAACCTAAGCCTGGTGTATATGATTGGGTAGTATCTTTTGACTTGAACTCACTGTATCCTCATTTGATTATGCAGTATAATATTTCACCAGAGACATTATTGGATAGGAAACATCCTAGTGCGACGGTAGAGAAACTATTAAATCAAGAGATTCAGATTGAAGGTGACTATGCTGTGTGTGCCAATGGTGCTCAATTCAGGAGAGATCAAAAGGGATTCTTACCTGAGTTGATGGAGAAGATGTATAATGAAAGGGTCATCTTTAAGAAGAGGATGCTCAAGGCAAAACAAAAGTATGAAAAGACTCAGACAAAAGATCTTGAGAATGAGATCTCAAGATGTAATAATGTCCAGATGGCAAAGAAGATCGCTCTCAATAGTGCTTATGGTGCTATCGGGAATCAGTATTTCAGGTACTATAAACTTGCTAATGCTGAAGCCATTACCCTGAGTGGTCAGGTCTCTATTCGTTGGATAGAGAATAAGATCAACCAGAAGATGAATAAAATTTTAAAAACTGAGGAGAAAGATTATGTCATTGCTTCTGATACCGATAGTATTTACTTGCACATGGGTGATTTGGTTGAAGCTGTATACAAGGGAAGAGAGAAAACTACTGAGGGCGTTGTCTCGTTCCTTAACAAGGTCTGTGAAGTGGAACTTGAGCCTTATATTGAAAGTTCTTACCAAGAATTGGCAGACTACGTCAACGCCTACGATCAAAAAATGATAATGAAAAGGGAGAACATTGCCGATAGAGGTATATGGACTGCCAAGAAAAGATATATTTTAAACGTATGGGATAGTGAAGGTGTTCGTTATGAGAAAGCCAAACTTAAGATCATGGGTATTGAGGCAATCAAAACTTCAACACCTGCACCATGTCGTAAGTACTTGAAGGATGCCTTTGGTCTATTGATGTCGGGTACGGAAGATGAGGTTATAGATTACATCGAAAGTTGTAGGACAGATTTCTATAATCTTCCTCCAGAGGAAGTTGCCTTCCCTAGATCAGTTAGTCAGATTGATAAGTGGAAGTCTTCATCTGACATGTATAATAAAGGTTGTCCTATCCACGTTCGTGGTGCTATTCTTTATAATCATTGGACTAAAAAGAAGAAGATAACCAATAAGTATGCTGCCATCCAGAGTGGTGAGAAGATTAAGTTTTGTTATTTGAAAACTCCTAATTGGATGCATGAAAATGTGATATCATTTATTCAAGATTTCCCAACAGAATTGGATCTTAATAAGTATGTTGATTATGAGTTACAATTTAATAAGTCTTTTATGGAACCTATTAAAGTTATACTAGACTGTATTGGTTGGGAAACAGAACGTAGAAATACATTAGATTCATTCTTTGCATGAGTAAGTTTATTGTTATGTGGAGTGAGACTGGCATCTACTCCGAAAAAAATATGAAGATCTTTGAGTCAAGAGATCCTGCTCAATGGTTTGCAAAAGATATACAAAGGGTGTATAATTATGTTAAAATATACGTAGCACGACAAGGGGACTTTGATGACTAAGAAAAGAATAGTTACCTTAGTTACTGGAGGATTTGATCCACTTCATAGTGGCCACATTGCTTTATTTGAAAAAGCAAGAGACTTAACAAATTATCTGGTAGTTGGAATCAATACTGAGGAATGGCTAACACGTAAGAAAGGACAATACTTCTTACCTTGGAAGGAACGTGCGGAGATAATTAGACATCTTGATATTGTTGATGCCGTGATCACTGTAGAGGATGATGATCAAGGTTCTGCCTGTCATGCAATAGAAAAATGTTTAGAGATTGCTGATACAGTTGTGTTCTGTAATGGTGGTGATAGAACCAGTGGTAACATACCAGAACTGGAAAGGTTTAAGGATGATCCAAGAGTAGAATTTGAATTCGGTATCGGTGGTACTGATAAGATGAACAGTAGTTCATGGTTGTTGCATAATTATTTTGAGAGACAACGTAAGATTGTAGGGATCTAATGAATTGTTGGCATTGTAATACAGAATTAATCTGGGGTGCAGACTTTAGTGGAGAGGATTATGGTTGTGAAGATGTTTATTCTATCGTCACCAATCTTTCATGTCCCAAGTGTGAATCTTTCGTAGAAGTTTATTATCCGAAAGATGCCTGAAGAAGTACAATGGGGAGAATTAGCATTACCAAATACTCCTTTATTCAGAACAACTTTACCAAAACATATTATTGATTATGTTTGGGAGTGTGTTGAAGATGCTAAGGAGAAAGATGTAAGTTGGAATCATAATCTTGCAGGGCACATTTCTAAAAGTTTAGAGATGTATGATACCAAAGGTACATTCTGGGATGAAGTAATGTATCCTATTACTTCTCATATTGTTGATAATGTTCATGGTAAATGGTTACCAGATTTAGATCATACTGTTAGAGTTACTCCTTTTTTAAGATGGTGGGTTAATTTTTCAAAACAGACAGAGTTTAATCCTCTTCATGCTCATTCTGGTTGTTTATCATTTGCTTTGTGGTTAAAGATTCCTACTCATTGGAAGGATCAACATAAACTTCCATTCTGTCATTCAACTGGTACTCCTGCTGCTTCTGGTTTTATGTTTACCTATTCTGATATTCTTGGAAATCATTGTGAATATCCTATTCACATGAGTCCAGAGATGGAAAATCAGATGGTAGTATTTCCAGCATCACTTAATCATCAGGTTTATCCTTTTTATGAATGTGATGAAGAGAGGATCTCTGTAGCTGGTAATGTATTATGGAACGTCAATAATAATTGACATACTGACTATTTTATCTTATACTATGATTATGGATTTACCTCTAAATAAAGCTGAGTTTGATTACATTGTTACTACCTTGTGGAAGTGTCGTGGTAGTGAGAAACAATGTAAAGACTTGCATGATAAATTGAGATTAGTTAAGGAAGTTATGGATGAGAATCCTGATGGACCTTATAAAAAGATACTCCGTGAAAAATATAACATGACTGTGTAATGGATTTTCTAAAAGAAATAGTAAAAGAAATCGGGGATGACTACACCCAACTCGCATCAGACATCGAAGGAACAGAACGATTCGTCGATACAGGATCGTTCATATTTAATGGACTTGTTAGTGGCTCCCTTTTTGGCGGTGTATCTGCTAATAAGATTACTGCCATCGCTGGTGAGTCTAGTACTGGGAAAACTTTTTTCTCGCTCGCTGTGGTTAAAAACTTCCTCGATACTAATCCTGATGCTTATTGTCTTTATTTCGATACTGAAGCCGCAGTTAATAAGCCATTATTGGAATCTCGTGGGATTGACTTAAGTAGATTGGTTGTTGTTAATGTAGTAACCATTGAGGAATTCCGTACCAAGGCACTTAAGGCAGTTGATATATATTTAAAAAAGAGTGAAGCTGAACGCAAACCTTGTATGTTTGTGTTGGACTCTCTAGGTATGCTTTCTACAGAGAAAGAAATCAGAGATGCATTAGATGATAAACAAGTCAGGGACATGACCAAATCCCAACTTGTTAAGGGAGCATTCCGTATGCTCACACTTAAACTTGGTCAAGCAAACATACCCCTTATAGTTACAAATCACACCTACGATGTTATCGGCTCTTATGTCCCAACTAAAGAAATGGGAGGCGGCTCTGGGCTCAAGTATGCCGCAAGTACAATCATTTATCTCAGCAAAAAAAAGGAAAAGGATAAGGGGGAAGTTGTTGGAAACCTTATCAAAGCTAAGACAGCTAAGTCAAGACTCAGTAAAGAAAATCAAGAAGTAACTATTCGGTTGTACTTTGATGAACGTGGTTTGGATAGACATTATGGTCTTTTGGAATTAGGAGAGATTGGTGGTCTTTGGGAAAACAAAGCGGGACGGTATGAAATCAATGGAAAAAAAGTCTTCGCAAAACAAATCTTGGCGACCCCAGAGGAATACTTTACAGACGATGTTATGGCAAGGTTGGAAGAGACTGCACGAACAACCTTTAGCTATGGATAGATTCATCAAAACTTCAGAAGTCTTTGATGATAATACCTGTAAAAGTTTAATAGGAATTTATGAAAGTTCCGCAAATAAATTTAGAGTAGAGAATACTGGAGTACCAACTTTCACTCAGGTTAATGTTAATGCTGAGGGTAAGTATGGTAAGTTTGTTCAGGTACTTTGTTATAAGTTTTTAGAAGTAGTAAAGGAATATAAGAAAGAATTACCAGAATTTACAGAGTGGTTTCCTGATAAAGTATTCTTTGAGGAGATGCGTATTAAAAAGTATGAACCTTCTTCTGATGATAGATTTGATATCCATGTTGATGTTCAGGATCATCAGACTTCAAAGAGGTATCTTGCTTTTTTAACTTATCTCAATGATGATTTCTTTGGAGGAGAAACTGATTTTCCTTACAATAAATTGACAGTAAGACCTAAAACTGGTACAGTATTAGTGTTCCCACCCACATGGCAGTATCCTCATAGGGGATTACCTGTCAAAAAGGGGGAACCAAAATATATTATGAGCACATACTTGCACTATAGTTGATGGAATCAGTTGAGAATACGGTACTGAGGAACCTCATTCTTAATGAGGAATATAACAGGAAAGTTTTACCGTTCATAAAACCTGAGTATTTTGATAACCAACATGAGAAAGTAATATTTGAAGAGACTGCTAAGTTCATCGTTGAGTATGATAGATGTCCTACACAAGAGATCATATCCATTGAATGTGAAAAGAGAAAGGATATTAACGATGAAACATTTAAAAGTATTACAACTTATCTTAACGACTTAGACACTTCTGTTACTTCAGATGATTGGTTAGTTGATACTACAGAGAAGTGGTGTAAGGAACGTGCAATATATCTCGCATTGGTTGAAAGTATTTCTATTGCAGATGGCCATGATATAAAGAAAGGTGTTGATGCCATTCCTTCTATCCTGTCTGATGCATTAGCTGTAGGATTTGATAATCACGTTGGTCATGATTACCTTGGAGACTATTCGGAAAGATATGATTTCTATCACACCAAAGAGGATAGGGTTGAGTTTGATCTCGAATTCTTTAACAAGATTACAAAGGGTGGTATTCCGAACAAGACACTTAACATTGCTTTGGCTGGCACTGGTGTTGGTAAATCTTTGTTTATGTGTCATTTCGCAAGTTCAGTTCTTCTACAAGGAAAGAACGTATTATACATTACCCTTGAGATGGCTGAGGAGAAGATTGCGGAGAGAGTGGATGCTAATCTATTGAACATACCTGTTCAACAACTGACAGATCTTCCTCGTATAATGTTTGAGAATAAAGTTAGTTCTCTTGCCAAGAAGACACAAGGATCTTTAATTATAAAAGAGTATCCTACTGCATCAGCACATTCAGGACATTTTAAAACATTATTGAATGAACTTGCATTGAAAAAGTCATTTAGACCTGATATAATATTCATAGATTATCTTAATATATGTGCCTCATCAAGATATAGAGCAAACAGTAATGTCAATTCCTACTCATACATCAAAGCCATCGCAGAGGAATTACGGGGTCTCGCAGTTGAGGCGAACGTTCCGATTGTATCTGCCACTCAAACTACTCGTAGCGGGTTTGGTAATAGTGATGTTGATCTCACTGACACCTCTGAATCTTTTGGACTCCCTGCTACTGCTGACCTTATGTTTGCCCTTATTTCTACAGAAGAGTTGGAAGAGTTAAATCAAATTATGGTAAAACAATTGAAGAATAGATATAATGATCCTACAGTTAATAAGAGATTTGTTATTGGTATTGATCGTGCAAAGATGAAACTATATGATTGTGATCAAAATGCACAAGATGATATTGTTGACAGTGGTCAAGAAGAAGAGTATAATAATGAGAAGGAAACTAAGAAAAGTAAATTTGCAGGGTTGAATTTCTAATTATGACTGTAGACTTTGAACAATACGAGAAGTTTGTAGATGCTGTCACATCCGATAGTTCTAAAGATTTTGTCGCTCTTGCTGACCGTATGGTTGAGCTTGACCGAGAAGGTGCCAATATTGAACGTCTTACCACTGCTGGCGTTGGGCTTGCTGCTGAGTCTGGTGAGTTTTTGGAGATTGTTAAGAAGATGGTCTTTCAAGGTAAACCTTGGAACGACGCAAACCGAGAGCATCTTATTATTGAGTTGGGTGATGTTATGTGGTACGTAGCACAAGCTTGTATGGCATTAGGAGTATCCTTTGAGGATGTTATCAAAGGTAATGTGAAGAAACTAGAGAAGAGATATCCATCTGGTAGTTTCGATATATTTTATTCAGAGAATAGACAAGACGGAGATCTGTGAAAAGAATATGTATCTTAGGTGGAGGGACTGCTGGGTTTTGTACCGCAGCAGTTCTTTCACGTTGGGTAAAGAATAATAATTTAGATATTGAAATAACATGTGTTTATTCATCTTTCATTGGAAGTATTGGTGTAGGTGAATCAACTCAACTTGCTATAAATGATATATTTCAGTTCCTTAGATTAAGTGATAAGGACTGGATGCCACAATGTAACGCAACTTATAAAAGTAATATTAGATTTGAGGGGTGGTCTGATGAAGTATTCTATTATCCTTTTGGAGATCTTTCTGGTAACGATGTATCTGATTTCTTCGTGCTTGCTTCTTTATTCCCTGAAGAAGTATCTCTATCCTCCTTCTCAAGATATGACCGATACCATTCTCGTTATGCGGAACTGAATAGATTATCAAATGAGGGATGGGACTTTAATCAATTAACGGCATATCATTTTGATACAAATGGATTGGCGAAAATATTTTATAAAGTTTGTGAAGATAATGGTGTCAAGTTTATTGATGATAAGTTTTATGGTACAGAACAGGATAAGTATGGGTGGATTGAATCTATAGTATGTGAGAACAGTGTCCATCATGCGGACTTCTTTATTGATTGTACTGGATTTAATTCTCAATTACTTGGAAGGACTATGCATGTTCCTTACAAGTCTTACTCTGATACTCTTATAAACGATAGAGCTATTATTGCAAAAATTCCTTATACTAATAAGGAACAACAACTAACCAGTTATACTAATAATGTAACTATGGATAATGGTTGGTGTTGGGAGATACCTTTATGGGATGGTATGTCTGTTGGGTATGTTCATAGTTTAAAATTTACAACAGAAAAAGATATAGAAGAGGAATTTGTTAATAGATATGGTGTATCACCAGAGAAGACCGTAACATTTAATACAGGAAGGTATGAAAAAGCATGGGTTAAGAACGTTGCTTCTGTAGGACTTTCCTTTGGATTCATTGAACCATTGGAAGCAACTGGGTTAGCCTCTATTGTTACTAATGTCTTTAGATTATTAGAAGGTCTTTCTACTAATCTATCACCAAATTCATTTGACAGGGAGGTATTCAATAGTGCTTGTAGTAATGAATTAGATAATTCTAAGACATTTATTGATATGCACTATGCTGCCTCTCATAAATCAGATACACCTTATTGGAAATATGTTACTCAGGTTATTGAATATCCTTGGGATCAACATAGTTGTGGAAGATCTATCCAGTTAAAGACTGGTGACAGGGATTTTTCAAATAAGGAATCCAATGGGGGACTATCATTCATCCTTTCTGGTAATGGGTATAGTCCATACTCACCTGCTTTTGTTAAAGCAATGGGAGATAAAAATTTCTATCAATCAAAAAAGGATGATTGGTTAGAGAAAGATAGAAAATTAACTGAACATGTATTATCCTATCCCACACCAACACAATTTTTAAAGGAGAACATTTATGATGATGTTTGATAAACCAATCAGTATGGTAGAACTTACAGACGCTGCTGATGAGTTCTTACCCAAGTATGACTTTATTAGATCTAGGTTACCTAAGAACGCCACTGCTTCCGATGTTATAAGAGTTTTGGAACTGGTTAGTATTCAGGCTTATAAGAAAAGGATCAAACAGAATAATACTAAGATGAGTTTAATCAATGGTGGTAAAAATAAATAACTCCTGTAGAGGGAGTTATTTTTATGGCTAAGTTAAACGAAGGTGATGTAATGGAAGGTATCTTCTCCATTGGATTAGCAGATATCTTTGCGAATAACAAGGCTCATAAGTCTCACATTAATTCAGTTAGGGGTAAGATTGATAGTAAGTTATTTCAGACTCAAGCTTTTAGCTACATGTTTAAAAAGTTTAAGGATGGAAAGGATCCTGATGATGTAACTGTTAATCTTACTATGAGGTTGAAACATGGATCTGTACAAACTGCTTACGGTCCTAATTGGCAATTACTATATGAGAAGAGTGGTGATATTGGAAATATAGATAGGAAAATACAACAGATTGTTACGACTTTGAATACCAGTTATGCAAAAAAGATTCAGAACGTAAAGAATAATTGGTTGAAGAATAATCAAGTTGATAAGGTTGTAGTTAATATAACAGCTGATGGTATTGCTGGAGAATCTAGTGGTGGTCTTATAAAGGGAGACATCATGGTTAATGCTACTATGAATGGTGATCCAGTTCTTAATGAACCTATGAGTTTCTCAATGAAGTCTGGTAGTTCAACTCTTGCAAACCTTAGTCCTTATAATGGAATGGTTGATATTGTTAGAAGGTTTGGTGCTGTTCTACCCAATGAAGATAAGTATAGAACTACTCTTGGTGATACGTTAAAGAGTGCAAGAACACAGTATCAAAAGAAAGAGAAGGCTAAATTGATTGGAGAATTATATAAAGAAACTATGAAAGCTATGGATAAGGCTGCAGCTGGTAATCCTACACTCTTCAAAGCAGCAACATTCAAACTCTTTAGGGACGTTGCTTTTGGTGAGGATCTTGCAGACATTGTTGATGTTGATAAGACTAAGATTAAAGAATCTACCCCAGAATATATCAATGAGTTAGAACAGAGATGCACTTCTATTGATCTTCGCAATGCTGGTGAGAACAGAAAGTTCTTTATGAATGGTACTGGTTTAAAGAAGGAATTATTTGGATTTAGATTTAAGAAAAGAGTAAGTGAAATCAATGGTGAGTTTAAAATTAAAGAATTAAAGTTCTATGTAATTGGTGGTCTGGGATCTTACCTTCCTAAATCAGATAAATAAAAATGATAAAAGCTTAGTATTTGTGAAGTCTTTTGCTCAATTCTTAGGTGAAGCTGTGAAGACAGCTGCATCCACTCAGGCCAAACAGAGAGGTTTGGTAGGTGATGGTCATGGAGGATGGTACGATGCAAAAGGTAATTTTGTTGCTAAGACTGTTAATAAGAAATTAAAATTTACTGGTAGTAGAGGTGCAGGTGAAGAGGAAGAAGCCCCACAACAGGGAGGACCTGCCGCTACTGCAACACCTACTAAGACAAAAGCGCCAGAGCCTGCTCCTACTCCAAAGGCAGCAGCTGCACCCCCACCAGATGTAGAACAGAGTGGTGAAGTTTTTGGTACTGATGATCTTCAACAACAAACTGCCGAGAAGATGGGAGAAGCCACTTCTGAGGGAGTGGTTATAGTTTTTGGAAGATTCAATCCTCCTACAACAGGACACGAGAAATTACTTACAGCGGCAAAAGAAGAGGCCTCTAGACAGAAAGCTGACTTAAGAATATATCCAAGTCGTAGTGTAGATCCTAAGAAGAATCCATTACAGCCTGGAGCTAAGATTGATTATATGAAAAAGATGTTCCCTGATTATGAGGAGGACATTAGAGATGATGCAAATTCAAAAACTATATTTGATGTATTAGTTGCTTGTCAGAATGTAGGATATAAAGGAGTAACAATAGTTGTTGGTCAGGATAGACTTAATGAGTTCCAAGGATTATCACAGAAATATAATGGTGATCTCTATGAGTTTGAAGAGATAAATGTTGTCTCTGCTGGAGAAAGGGATGCAGATGCAGAAGGTCTAGAAGGTATGTCTGCTTCTAAGTTAAGGAAGGCAGCAATGGATGGTAACTTTAAAGAGTTTGTGAAGGGTGTTCCTAATATTGGTAATGATGAGAAGATGAATTTGTTTAAACTCCTTCAGAAATCTATGGGAATTAAGAAGGATGATAAGAAAAAGGACAAGAAGAAGGAAGTTAAAGAGTGGGAGTATGCACCTAAGTTAGATCCATTTGGATTGAGGATTGCATATCTAAGAGAAGAGATATTTAAGATTGGATCTTTGGTAGAGAGTTTGCAGACAGGAGAAGTTGGTAGGATAACAAGACGAGGAGCTAACCATGTTATCTGTCAGACTTCCGAAGGTCATATGTTTAAGTCATGGTTGAGAGATATCTCAGAAGCTTATGATGTAGGTACAGATAATTATAGAGATTATGTTCAGTCAATGACTCCTGGCCAACCAGTAAAAAAGTTTCATGATAAGTCTAGAATACTTCCAATAACGACTGGATCATTCTATGACGGAAAACCTAAGAAGAAACCTGAAGATCCTCCTAGTGGCCCAGGCACAAAGTTCAACTAAATAATCTTTAGGTCTATATCTATCCACTACTTTTGGAGCCATCATGATTAACGATAAGGGTTTTGTAGATGCATATGCAGCCATCTATGAGAAGAAAGAAGACAAAGACAAGAAGCGTTGGCAAGATGACGACGGCGATGGCAAGTGGTATGAGAAAAGCGATGTAGATGGTAAGATCTCCAAGAGAGAGAAGGACGAGAAGAAGAGTAAGAAGAAAGATGATGAAGATGATAAGGATGAAGACAAGAAAGAAGAAGCAAATGAAGAGGTAGTTAGTGAGGTATGGGGCACAGTTGCTAAACTTGGTGCCAAGCAAGTTGCAAAGGCGGGTGCAAAATTTGCTGCTAAGAAGGGAGGTAAGGCTGCTGTTAAGAAGGCTGCTATTTCTGGTGCAAAACATGCTGCAATGAATACAGCTATAGATCATGCAACCAGAGGTGGTGATGATGTAGAAGAATCAGTAAAACTAGAAGATGCTCAGGGTAATCCAAGTGTAGAGATACTAGACCTAGTATTACCAGACCCAATCAAATCTACAGTTAGAAAGGAGGAGACTGAAGTGGATGAACTATTAGAATCAAGACTCTGGGATCAAGTTGCTGCAAACTTGACAACTCTTGGAGAGATGAGGGGAATTAAGTATAAGGTATCACCTTTAGATGAAGGTATTACTGGAGTACTCGCTGCAAAGGCTGGTGTAGATGCTGCTGGATCAGCTGTAAAAGGAGGTTTAAATACTGCTGGTAAGGCTATCAAAGCAACCTCCCAAATATTGAATAACAAGAAAGCAACTAATGAAGACGTTGATATTGATGCTGCAATGAAACAGCAATCACCTTTCAATGTTAAGAGTCCTGTTATCTTTAGTAACAAAACAAAAGTTGTTGAAGAACAGAAGGAGGATTTGACTTCTAAGTATGCACCTAATATTATTAAAGCAGATGCTTCAATGAAAGAAGGAGTAGGTGAGATTGCAGGGTCAGTTGCTGGTGGAGCTGCTGGTGCTGCAGTTGCAGGTCCAGTTGGAGGAGTTGTAGGAAGTTTGGCAGGTGGAGCATTGGGTAGTAAGTTAGACAAAAAGAAAAAGAAGCCTGCACCAGCTGGAGCATAGGAGGATATCCTAATGTTGTATGAAGCCTTTATAAATGAATCTAAGTATCAACGACTGATCCGTAAGGGTTCGGTGTTAGGGAAGAAAGCGATTCATAAATTTAAGAGAGGTAAGGGTAGGAAGTTAGCTCAAAAACTTGGAAGAGGAAAGGGTGGAGCTTTAGTTAAATCTACAGGTGGTGCTCTTGTAAAAAGTCCAGGCGGAAAGATTACTACAACTGGAAAGGGTGGTGCTCTTGTAAAAAGTCCTGGCGGAAAGATTACTCCAAAGGGTGGTAAATTACAAAAGGGAACAGCTGGAGGAAGATGGGCCCAGGCTGCAGACGCTATTGGTCAGGTTCAAGATCTTAGAAGAGACAGACAACAGTATGCATCTGGTATAAGACAAGATAGAGAGAATAGAAGTAGTGCCTTTAGTAAGGCAATGGATACTATCAAATCAGGACCTAGATCTGATAGTGGTTCTAAGTTTGGTAAGTCTGTTGCAATGGGTTCTGGTGTAGGAACAAACATGGGTCAGATTGGAGCACTTGCCAAGGGTGCTGCTCAGATGGCGAGTGGTGCAATAGGTGATGAGGGTAAAGCCAAACTAGCACGTAAAGGAAAGATCCTTGGTGCAAAGCTTAGACAGCAGGGAAGAAAGGGTTACAACTCTTTCCAAAAGAAACCAACATCTTTCAGAGATCCAGGCTTGCGTATGCAAAAACCTGGCTGGAAGAAAACCCCAAAACCACAAAAACCACTATCTTTAGGACAAAAAGCAAGGAGGGACAAAGCTTTGAGGAAAAAATTAATACAACAAAGAGAAGAGTTCTCTTGTTGGAGAGAAGATTTTGTCTGGGAAGCAGACAAGAAGTATCCTTCTGGTGAAAAGGAAAAGATTATTGACGTAATGAAGGGTAAGAATACTATCGAGATCAATCCAGAGATTGAGACCGATAAATACAGACGTTAGGATACTAAAACATCATGACAAGACTTATCGTAAAAGGACAACATATAGTTGTGCCAAATACTGTTGGTGCTGCTACTAGTTTTGATAATGCAACTTGCGTTCGTTTAGTAAACATTGACAACAGCGATGGCAGAACTGTTACTATTGCATCCGA